GAAGATGATTTACTACCATTTGGTGTAGTAAGCGGACAAAACGATGTTGATGCACCTGAAACGTTTGTAGAAGGTGGTGATGTCTGGACAGTGCAAGGAAGCACAGACTTGTTCTAGGTTTTTAATTATTTATAAATAGTTATATTGAAAAAAACCGTATTATGATTCACAACTCGTTTAATGTACAATAATCTATAGGGGATTAAAAATGGCTTTTCAAGTATCACCTGGAGTCCAGGTCAGAGAAATTGACCTGACTAATGTCGTCCCTGCTGTATCGACTTCTGTAGGAGCCTTTGTTGGTAACTTCAGATGGGGTCCGGTTCAGGAAGCGACTACTATCACTTCAGAGAAAGACTTAGCTAATCAGTTCGGAGTTCCAACTGCTACTGCAGCTGTTGACTTCTTTACTGCCGCTTACTTTCTGAAGTATGGTAATAATTTACAGGTCGTACGTGAAATTACTTCTGCGGCTCGCAACGCAAATACTGACGATGCGACTACTGCTACAGTTGTTAAAAATCGCGACGACTATGACAATCAAACATTCAGTTCTACTGTCACACTTACTGTTGATGGTCCTCACACAATCGGCGATACGTCTATTGATGTGACAGACGCTTCAAACGTAACTGTTGGTGACGTAGTATCTGGTACTGGTATTGCTGCTGGTTCTGTAATCAACACAATTGCTGGTAATACTATCACATTAGATAACGCAATCACAGGTAACCTTGCTGATGCAGATTCGTTGTCTGTTGCAGTTAATAAAGGTCGCTGGATTGCTAAATATCCAGGTGCTCTTGGTAACTCATTAGCAGTTTCCATTTGTACACAGACTACTACTAATGCGGCATTTACTGCTTGGTCTTATAAGTCCAACTTTACTGCTGCTCCTGGTACTTCTGACTATGTTTCAAACCAAGGCGGTTCAAACGATGAAATTCATATCGTTGTAATCGACGAAGATGGTGCATGGACAGGTACTGCTGGTACTATTCTAGAAACATTCGCATTTGCTTCTCAAGCTTCAGATGCTAAGACAAATGACGGTGCTTCTAACTACTACAAAGATGTAATCAACAATCAATCACAATACATCTGGTGGGGTAATCATCCATCTGAGATGACAAATGCTGGTAGTGATTCAACTACTGCTTTTGCTAACTCAGTATCTGGTGGTAACACAACTATTGATGATTCATTGGTTGGTGGCGCTGACTCAGGTTCATTAGGAACTTCTGAGATCGCTACTGGTTATGATCTATTTGAAGATGCAGAGACTATCGACATTTCATTGTTGATCATGCCTTCTGTTGGTTCTTCAAACGCAACTACTGTTGCAAATGATCTTATCTCAATCGCTGAAGGTCGTAAGGATTGTGTGGCATTTGTTTCACCTGCTACTACAACTACTACTAACTCAACTACACCTAAAGCCGACGTAATCACTTGGGCTGATACTCTTACTTCATCTTCTTATGCAGTAATTGATTCAACAGCTCTTAAAGTTTATGATAAGTATAACGATCAGTATATTAATATTCCTGCTTCATCTTCGATGGCTGGTCTATGTGCTAATACTGATTCAGTTGCGGACGCATGGTTCTCACCTGCTGGTTACTCAAGAGGTCAATTACTTGGTGTAACTAAGATTGCATTCAATCCTAAGAAAGCAGAACGTGATGAATTATACTTGTCTCGCGTTAACCCAATCGTTACTTTCCCTGGTGAAGGTACTATCCTATTTGGTGACAAGACTGCACAAGCTAAACCTTCTGCATTCGATCGTATCAACGTTCGTCGTCTATTCATCGTATTGGAAAAAGCAATTGCTACAGCTGCTAAATATCAGTTGTTCGAGTTTAACGATGAGTTCACAAGAGCAATGTTCCGTAACATGGTAGAGCCGTTCCTAAGAGAAGTCAAAGGTCGTCGTGGTATTACTGACTTCCAGGTTGTTTGTGACACTACTAACAACACAGGACAGGTTATTGATGCTAACGAATTCGTTGCTGATATCTACATCAAGCCGGCTCGTTCTATTAACTTTATTTCGCTTAACTTCATCGCTACAAGAACTGGCGTTGAATTCAGTGAAATTATCGGTCAATAAGGAGTGAACAATGGCAATTCTTGGCGTAGATGATTTTAAAGCGAAGCTTTCTGGTGGTGGCGCACGTTCCAACCTCTTTAAAGCTACTATTAACTTTCCTGCTTATGCAGGTGGTGACGTTGAATTAACATCGTTCATGTGTAAGGCTGCTCAATTGCCTTCATCTGTAATCAATCCTATCCCGGTACCTTTCCGTGGTAGACAGTTACAGATTGCTGGTGATAGAACATTCGAACCATGGACTATTACTGTTATTAACGACACTAACTTTGCTGCTCGTAATGCATTTGAGCGTTGGATGAATGGTATCAACCAACACAATAACAATACTGGTTTGACTAATCCTGCGGATTACCAAGCTGATATGGTTGTTGAACAACTCAATAAAGCCGGCGAAGTAATTAAGCGTTACGATTTCCGCGGTACTTTCCCAACTAATGTGGCTGCGATCGAAGTATCTTACGATAGTGAGAACCAGATCGAAGAGTTCACGGTTGAGTTACAAGTACAATACTGGGAGTCAAATACGACCTCTTAAGTCGTATATAAATAAAGGTACTGGGGGAGAATCATCTCCCCCTTATCTAAACGGAGTTTAATCGAATGGCAGAATTATTTGGTTTTGAAATAAAGCGTAAGAACGATAAAGACGAAGAAAAGAAGTTATCGTTTGTTGCGCCACAAGAAGATGATAGTGCCGGATATGTGGTCAATGCTGGTGGATATTTCGGCCAGTACGTAGATCTAGACGGAGGTACGGCGAAGAACGATGCTGATCTAATCATGAAGTATCGTGATATTGCTATGCAACCTGAATGTGATGCTGCTATCGAAGATATTATTAATGAGGCTATTGTATCTGATGAAGATTCAGCACCTGTCAATCTTGTTCTAGATGACCTAGAACAACCAGATCGTATTAAGAAGTTAATGCAAGAAGAGTTTGATCATATTATCAAACTACTTAACTTCAACTGGACTGGTCATGATACCTTTAGAAAATGGTATATTGACGGTCGACTATATTTTCATAAGATCATTGATGAGAAGAATCCAAAGCGTGGTGTGTTGGAGCTTCGACCAATTGATCCTACAAAGATTCGTAAAGTAAGAGAAGTAATAGAAGAAAAAGATCCAAAGACTGGAGCTAAACTTGTTAAAGAAGTAAAAGAATATTACATCTACCAAGATAAGAATATGTCTAAGTCTAATCAAGGACTTAAGATTGCAAAGGATTCTATCTGTTATATTACATCAGGTGTATTAGATCCAAGTCGTAAACGCGTACTATCTTACTTACAAAAAGCGTTAAAACCTGCAAACCAGCTACGTATGATGGAAGACTCAATGGTAATCTATCGTATGTCTCGTGCGCCGGAAAGAAGAATATTTTACATTGATGTTGGTAACTTACCAAGAGGTAAGGCAGAAGAATATCTGCGTAATATCATGGGTAAATATAGAAACAAATTAGTATATGATGCTAACACCGGAGAAATGAAGGATGACCGTAAACACATGTCCATGCTTGAAGACTTCTGGTTACCGCGTCGAGAAGGTGGTAGAGGTACAGAGATTACGACCTTACCAGGAGGAGAAAACCTCGGCCAGATCGATGATATCGTATACTTCCAAAAGAAACTTTACAAGTCGCTCAACGTTCCTGTTAATCGCTTAGAACAAGAAGCACAGTTTAGTTTAGGTCGTTCATCTGAGATTACTCGTGATGAACTTAAATTCCAGAAGTTCCTTGGCAGATTGCGTAAGAAGTTCTCTACGCTGTTCATTGATCTTCTGAAAACTCAGTTGATTCTAAAAGGTATCGTGACTGAAGAAGAATGGAAAGAGTTCTCTCAAGATATTGCAGTTGATTATATCAAAGATACTCATTTCTCAGAGCTTAAAGATTCAGAGATTCTTCGTGAACGTCTTGGTACACTAAGAGAAATGGATGAATATGTTGGTAAATACTACTCAGCCGAATGGGTACGTAAGAACGTATTGATGCAAACTGAGGAAGATATCGAAGAAATCGATAAACAAATCGAAGCCGAAGGTCCTCCTGAAGGCGAAGAAGATGAAGAATTTTAATTCTTAAAAACTAAAAACGTATAAATATTTTGTGAAGAGGAATAAAGAATGGAAAATGTAACTGTAAATGATTTAGTCGGTGCATTAAATACCGGCAACAAAGCAGATGCAAACGCGATGTTTAACTCTATGATGAGTGATCGTATTAACGATGCACTTGATGATAAAAGAATTGCTGTTGCTCAAGCTATGGGTGGTGCGCAAGTAGAAGAACCTGCTGAGATGGAAATGGAAGCAGAACTTGCAGCTGAACCTGAGTTTGACGACGACGTAACTTTAGAGGCAGAAGATGATAACATTCAGGCAGTTTCAGACGAGGTTGAATGAAGCCTTTCGTCCGCCAGCTGGTGAGAAAGTAGTCAAGACCTTTAAAGTCGGTAAAAGGAAAAAATACGAAGCGGTTATCACTAAGAAAGGTAGCAGCTTTACTGCATATATTGATGGCGATAAATTAGACGTCTTCAAGAATGCTAAAGAGGCTGAGAAAGCAGCTTCAGAATTTACAGATTTAATGGGAAAGTAGCATGAAGTTAATTACTGAATACGTAGAAAACGATCTTCAATACATTACTGAAGCCAAAGATAAGAATGGCAAGAAGCAGTATATGATCGAAGGTGTATTCATGCAAGCTGACCAAAAGAATCGTAACGGTCGTGTTTACCCGAAAGCTGTTATGGAAGGCGCGGTAGACAAATACGTTACTGAACAAGTTTCTAAGGGTAGAGCTGTTGGGGAACTGAATCACCCAGATGGTCCTACAATCAACTTAGATAAAGTATCTCACAAAATTACTGAACTTAAATGGGAAGGTAATGATGTTGTGGGTAAGGCACAAATTCTAAACACTCCTATGGGTCAAATCGTTGAAGGTTTGATGGATGGTGGTGTAAGACTTGGTGTCTCTAGTCGTGGTATGGGTAGTCTTGTGAATAAAGGCGGTGTTAACTATGTCAATAAAGACTTTCAGTTAGCTACTGTTGATATCGTTCAAGATCCTTCGGCTCCGGGTGCTTTTGTAGACGGAATCATGGAAGGAGTTGAATGGATTTGGGATAACGGTATCCTAAAAGCACAAGAAATTGAACAGTTCGAGACTGAGATCAA